TAAAAAATGAGAATACGAGGATTAGCTTATCTGCTATAGATTAAACTCTTCATAGCCAAGCAGGTGCATGGTTGTTTAGAACTTTATTACAAGAAGCAAAAGATGATGGTAAAGTTGATGAAGATTATGAAATGCGTCTGATAGAAGAACTTGAAGATGTCGCAAAGGTAATACTAGAACACGAATCTGTTATCATAGATAAGATATTTGAGAAAGGTCATATCAAAGGTATCACAGAAAATCAATTGAAGCATTTTGTAGAATCTAGATTAGATATTTGTCTTGAAAATTTAGGATTCAAAGGTATATTCAAACCAACATACAATCCAATTAAGTCTTGGTTCTATAAGGATCTTGAAAGTACAACTTTGCATGATTTTTTCAGTGCAACTGGCAGTGATTATAATCGTTCGTGGTCAGAGAACAAATTTAAATGGTGATTTTGATATAAACAACAATATTTGTAATAATATAGAGGATTTAAATATGGGAACACTATTCGCACAAAAACCAAGACCATACTATGTAGTTGATGCAGATGAATTAGATGATCAGATTAAGATTATGGTGGAGCTAAGTAAAGCACATAAAACTACCTTAGATCAGGTTATTTCTATATCTCATGTACTTGAGTTGAAAAGAGCTAATGATTTATATGCCTATAATGGGGACGCCTTTGATGAACAGATGCAGGGGTTTGGTGAGTTGTTGCAAGAATTAATATATGCTATGAGTAAAACTAATGACGAATGAATTGAGTATATACGATGAACTTGGTGAAGAACGTAAACAACTCCAAGAAGATGGATTACTTCCAAATTGGGTTACTACTGCAGCATGGCAAATGCTTAAGGAAAATTATCTAACAAAAGAATATCCAGATTTGAGATCGGTTTATACTAGAGTAGCAAGACATGCTTCACAATACACAAGTACACCAATATATTGGGAGAAAAGATTCTTTGATTTATTTTGGTGTGGTTATCTTGCAGCATCTACGCCTGTATTATCTAATATGGGAACTGGAATAGGTTGCCCAGTAAGTTGTTCAGGAAATTTTGTACCAGATTCAGTTTATTCATTTTATGGAACACAACAAGAAAATGCTGTTCTATCTAAAAATGGTTTTGGCACATCTAGCTATCTTGGTTCAATTAGATCAAGAGGGTCTAAAATTAATGGTATGAAAGGTTCAGCATCTGGTGTTTTGCCAGTATTCAAAGATTTTGTTCAAATGTCAAGAGATATTTCACAAGGATCTCAAAGGCGTGGTGCTTGGGCAGGATATATTGAAATTGATCATGGGGATTTCTTTGAATTGGTCAATTACATTAATAAGAATCCTGATGATGCTAATATTGGTTGGAATATTTCTGATGCTTTCATAGCAAGATTAGAAGCTGGAGATAAAGATGCTATTGATAGATATCAGAAAGCATTGAAACTAAAGATGATTACTGGAAAGGGTTACTTTAATTTTATTGATAAAATCAATAGGCAAAGTCCTCAAATGTATAAAGATAAGTCTTTATCTGTTAAAGCAAGTAATTTATGTAATGAGATACATTTAACTTCTGATGAAGATCATACATTTTCATGTGTGTTGTCATCAATGAATGCAAGTCTTTATGATAAATGGAAAGATACTGATGCTGTATTTGTTGCTACAGTATTCCTAGATTGTGTTAATCAAGATCTAATTGAGATTGGTAAGAAGACAAAAGGAATGGAAAACGTAGTAAGATTTGCTGAAAAGAGCAGAGCATTAGGATTAGGGATGTTGGGGTTTCATACATATCTTCAAGATCATATGATTGCTTTTGAATCTATGGATGCACATTACAAAAATATTGAAATCTTTAAACATCTTCATGATGAAACATTGAGAGCAAGTCAATGGATGGCAAAGGAAATGGGGGAACCATTCTGGTGTAAAGGATATGGTGTTAGAAATACACATAGAATTGCTATTGCCCCAAATCTTTCTTCAGCATTGATATGTGGTTCTGTTAGTCAAGGTATTGAACCGATCTATAAGAATGCTTATGTTCAAAATACTGCTGCTGGTAAAGTAGATAGAGTTAATCCTTCTCTTCTATTGTTAATGAAAGAACGTAAAATATATTCTGAAGAAACTGTCAAAGATATTATTGCTAACAATGGTTCAGTTCAACATGTAGAATGGTTGACAGATGAAGAGAAAGAAGTATTCAAAACTGCATTTGAAATAAACCAACTTGTTATTTTAAGATTAGCATCCTCTAGACAGAGATATATAGATCAAGGTCAATCTATCAATTTGTTTTTCAGTTCAGATGAATCAGAAGAATATATTAGTGAAGTTCATAAAACTGCATTTTTAGATCCTAATATCAAAGGACTTTACTATATACGAAGTGAATCTGGTGTTAATGTATCAAAAGAATGTTTGAGTTGTCATGGGTAGTATAAATAAAACAATATTATTAATGTTACTTTCTTTCTCAGTTTGTGCTGAGATTTATGATTATCCTATTACTCGTGTGATTGATGGAGATACAGTAGAATTTAAAGCACCATTTCTACCATCTCCTTTAAAACCTGTATTATCCATTCGTGTATTTGGTGTGGATACTCCAGAAAAAGATAGCAGCGCAAAATGTCCTGAAGAAGCAGAGTTGGGTGAATCTGCTTCTAGATTCACAAAGAAAATGGTTGCTGAAAGTAAAAAGCAACAAGTCTCAATTAAAACTTGGGATAAGTATGGTGGTAGAGTTCTTGGTGATGTATTGCTTGATGGTAAAAGTCTATCCGAAGAATTGATTAAACAAGGATTTGCAAAATCCTATTTTGGTAAAAAGAAAGCATCTTGGTGCAATTTAAAATAACAAGGAAGAAAAATGACTAAAAGATTATTTGTATGTGATGTGTGTAATGCACAGGGGTTAATATCAATTTCTTCAGTGGATGTTTCAGCTGAAGAAATTTGCCATTGTCCAGTTTGTGGTGCACCATTATTAGCAGAAGATGATGATTACGAAGATGAAGAATGAGATGGTTTTATAAGGGAGATGAAGTATTAGAACTCCCAGACTGTGTTGGATTTGTTTATTTAATTTCTAACACAGTAACCAATAAAAAATATATTGGAAAAAAACTATCTCATTTCACTAAAACATCTATCAAAACTGTTACTTTGAAATCTGGTATTAAAAAGAAAAAGAAAGTTAAAACAAAAATAGAGTCAGATTGGAGAACTTATTGGAGTTCTTCGGTCGAACTACAAAATGATGTAAAAGAATTGGGTGAAGAAAACTTCACTCGTGAAATACTTTTTTATTGCCAGTCAAAAGGAAATTTATCTTATATAGAATTGAGAGAACAAATCCTCAATAAGGTATTAGAAGATTCCACTCTTTGGTATAATGGAATTATACAAGCAAAAATTCATAGGAATCATGTAAGGTTATAAAATGCCTAAAAACGCACTATCTAAACTGTTATTTCTTTGTGGTGTAGCCTTATCTACTATTGCAGTTATTATAGCAATAAAAGGAATGATGGCTATCTTTCCAACTTCTGAAATCATTATACCAACAATGATTGGTATTTTAGAGATTACTAAATTAGTATTAGCAGTATGGGTTCATAAGAATTGGAAAGAAATTTCCTTTATGATCAAATCCTACATGTCAATGGCATTGGTAATATTAATGTTAATGACATCTCTTTCAATTTTTGGGTTCTTATCAAAAACACATCTAGATCAGAATGTCCCTGCTGGAGATGTTGTAGCAAAACTTACCATGATTGATGAAAAGATAAAAGTAGAAAATGATACTGTTGCTTATAACAGAAAACTCCTATCACAGATGGATACTTCTGTTGAACAAATGATAACAAGATCTGATGATGTTAAATCTATAGACAAATCTATAAAGATACGAAAAAATCAATCTAAAGAAAGAACTCTACTTCAAAATAATATTTCCGAATCACAAAAGAAGATAACAGGTCTTACCGAAGAAAGATCACCTATTGCTGCATCAGTAAGAAAGATTGATGCAGAGGTTGGTCCTTTAAAGTATATCGCTGCTTTGATATATGGCAATTCTTTAGATGTTTCATTACTTGAAAAGGCAGTTAGAATAGTAATATTGATGATTGTTTTTGTATTTGATCCATTAGCAGTATTGATTCTTATATCTGTAACAGGAAATTATAAGAAGAAAATTAAAGGTGAAGAATCTTCAAAAACTGAACAAAAAGAGATATACTCCAATGATTATGAAATATTTTTAACTGATGAATTTGTTCTAGAAGATAATATTGCACTAGGATTAACAAAAGAATAGTTGACAGATAGATATTCCTCATTTATACTATATCCAACTTAACAGGAGAGTAGCATGAAAACGAAAAATTATCTAAAAACATCAAAAGTAAGTAACAAAAAACAACAAACCCTTGAACAATTAGCAAAAGGTATAGAACTTCTTGCTGTCAATAGACTCAAAAAGAGCTTCAGTTTTTTTGATCAATCTGATATAGATAGGGAAATAGATACAATTTCCCAGTGCCTAGAATACTTGTACGTTAAAGAAGATCATGATAAAACTTTTGCAGAATTTGTGTCTGATTATATGATAACTAACATTAAAGAAATATTAAATAATAATGTGCTGATTGGTGCTCATTTAGATGTAGTCTTTGAAAATCATGGTAGAGTTTTTGATGGTGTTTATAGGTTTCCATCTAGTTTTGGTGACA